GTCCAATGCTCTACCTCTGAGCTACTCCGCTATACCTTTACTTATTCTTTCACCAACTCATAGTCCCACTTACTAACACCACATTCAGGACAAGGCACTTCATCAGGCAAACTATTCCAATCTTCTACGGATAAAATGTGGCCGCAGACCACGCAACGATAATATTCCATTATAGTGTCTCCAAAATTTGTTTATAGGCATTAGCGTGACGTTCTTCAACACCTTTAAGTGCCTTGAAACGCTTCTCTGCTTTTTCTAATACTGCCAATTTTGCTTTGAATTGTTCAGCGTGTTCTTTTGATTCAGAAATTTGTTCAACGAATTCAGTAGATGCTTGAGCATTCTTTTCGCTGATAGCATTTTCTAAGAACTGAGGATACATTGTAGTGAACTCATATGTTTCGCCTTCAATGGCTTTTTTTAAACATTCTTTTGTAGATGGTTTACCGATGAGTAATTCGAGGTGACCCCAAGCGTGTAGAATCTCTTGGTTTGCTGTATGTTCAAAATGTTTGGCAACTTCTTCAAAGCCTTCTTCACGAGCAATTTTAGCAAAATAACGATACTTGATATGAGCCATTGATTCGCCAGCCAATGCACTCTCAAGGTTTTGTAATGTAATAGACATATTTACTCCATAGTTAAAATATTATGTATATCTCAAATCAATAAATTTTAGTTATTGCCTTTATGATATGTTTTGATGATTGTTATTAAGAAAATCAATTATTGAGGATACTGTCGTGTGTTTAATAGGCGTGTCGTAGATTAAGCGTTTAAGGCCATTCTTTCGAACTCTACCACCGCCTACCCCAGCTTACAGCTTCCTTCCGTTCTCAGCATACGGAAAATCTCCAGATATTGGATCATACCGCCGGGGTGTTGATGTTCCTTGACAGTTAGGATTGCTTATCCTTTACCGCACATCCTCAATAATTGGCTCCAAAGGCTGGGCTCGAACCAGCGACCAAATGATTAACAGTCATCTACTCTACCAACTGAGCTACTTCGGAATAAAACTGGAGCGGGATATTGGAATCGAACCAATGTTATCAGTTTGGAAAACTGAAGTCCTACCATTAAACGAATCCCGCATGGAGCGGAGTGATGCTTTGCTCACCTAACAAAAGATGGTATCTTTTATCGTACTATTACTCTCCGCATATGTAATACTATAACATCTTAATTATAAGAAGTCAATACAAAAGTTTGGTATATTTGATGGTGCCCCAGCACAGAATCGAACTGCGAATTGATGATTACAAATCAACTGTTATACCATTTAACTACAAGGGCTGGGTGATTGTGTTTGGTGCTTGAATCCACGGTGACCCCGCTCTTCATGGCCGGTTCTTGCTTTGGTCGACATTAACAAGTTTTCGGTGTTCCATTGTAGTCACTACACAATCAAAACTATTTCCAGCCTAATGGCTCCATTTCAATAGGAGAATCAGGATTAACTACACCAGTAAATACATTCCACAGTTTTTCTTCTGTGGCAAATTTGGTAAATAGTCCAGATTCCATTCCATGAGCTTCGATTTCCCATGGTTGAACCCAATAGTCTGTATTATCAGGATCGATCCTGAGACCTTTCCAACGAGTTAAGGTCTCGTTTGTTTCATGATAAGCATACTGTTTAATATGCGTCATTTCATGTGCCAGAGTCTTTAGGATCTCAGTAGCACCAATACCAGGATGAATCTCTATTTCAAATTCTCTAGCCTTACGAGAATCGTTATACTCCAGAATAGAAGCATAACCATAGGCCTCTATTTTTGGATTAAATTTAATCCGTAAGTATATGTTTTCCAACAATTTTTGCGAGATAAGTTGTTCCGCATAGAACAATACGGCACGTTTTACATAGGGTCTGAACCGCTTTTTATCGGGACAACCAACTATACTTAGCTGCATTTAGGTCACTCCTTAGTAAATTGACCCAATAACTAGCATAACCTATAACTTCTCACTCAAGCGTATTTATCGCCTTGCATCTCTTGTAATAATATTATAATAAATCTTTTCAGGAGAAAAGAAAGATTGTAGACAATCCGTAACCCTTTGATTTTCAAAGTCTTTACAACTGAATACATCAAGGTAGAGGTCTCCATTATGGTCCAAGAAGTGTGCCATAATATTGGAAGTCTCAATTAACTGTATGGCCGTGAAGCCTGCTTTTTCTGTATTATCTGCAAAGTGTACCACTTGTGGTTCACCAAAAGGTACCATTTCAATCTGTGTTACCAGTTCTTTAATAAAATGCCTGATGTATTCAGGATCTCTGGCTCGGTCTAATTGGCACCCTTTGGCATCAACGACCATATGTTTACCCCAACCTTGCATTACCATTCTCCATTGTCGAACCAAACACGGATAGTGATTGGTAATAATTCAATCAACAAAGCATCTTGTTCCCAAACCTCATTGGTTTTATTGTATTTGAATGAGATTCTCCAATGAAACGGATTTAATTTCAAGGTAATATTACAACCAGAGTACATTAGCCAATCCATTACAATCCTTTCAAAGTATACTTTGTGATTTTATCTTTTAACATTGAAGGTATATCTAGGTAAGGCCATTCCAAGTAGAAAGGACAACCATCATTACCCCATTTATTGTCATGTAGATATTTTCTAACAAGTTTTAAATCTTCTTTGCTGCTAGGTTCAAACAATCTGCGTTGATTAATATTCCAAATTTCAATACGATTCATTTCACATACTCCATATTATCTTTACGCATATAATGTACCACCTGATTTTTCTTTGGGTCAGGTATTTCTCTTACGACAGGAAGAAAAGTTACACCGTCAATCTCATTGGTTGCCCAATTTGAATAGGTATAGAAGATATCCGTACCATTTTTGGCACGAACTTTTTTAAGTATGGCTTTGGTACCTGTATGACCAGGTCTAAGATTCTTTTTCATGATATAATTATAACTCAAAAATGGGGGTCAGTCAAGACCCCCTATATTATTTGCCAACCGGATAATTTAACTGTTCCCATTCCTCATCGGTAACGGGCCACCAGTTATTCATCTTTGGATTTTACGGCAATCTTCTTCACCATATCCTGTGCTTTTACCATATTTTCTAGCCAGACTTTAAGCATACCATTTGCAATTTCGGCATCTTTAATCTCTACCTTATCGGCAAGAGTAAAGGTACGATTGAAACTGCGATTAGCAATGCCTTTATAAATGAAACTAGATGGATCTTCATCACTTTCAACAGCTGCACCACGGATAACCAACTTATTACCTTCTAAGGTAACTTCAATGTCCGTCTTAGCAAAACCAGCAACTGCCATTTCAATGACATACTTGTTTTCTTTGACTTGTTTGATGTTATATGGAGGGTAACCAGGTGTTGCCTTGGCGACTGTCTCAGAGATATCACGGATTTGGTCTAATACATCATCAAAACCAACTGTGAATGGATCCAAAGACTTATGGAGGGAAGCCCATTGTGGGAATAAAGATAAAGTTGCGCTTGTCATATTTTCTCCTTAATTTAAGCGAGGTTATCAAAACTGCCGCCTCAAATGAGCACGGCACATAATTGTATCAGTATTTATACTACTTTGTCAATAAGAACCTGGTTTCTTACCAATATTGTATTTTGGTGTCAATTCCCAACCATCCTTCTCTTTATGAGACAGGATCTTAATTTGGGAAAGAAAGATTGGTGCTGGTGTTTCAATCTGTTTTTGATTTACCACTTTTACCAATCCCCAATCTTGTAACAACTTGGCAATGGCATTCCTGCGAGACAAGTCATTTTCTGAGATATCAGTAGGTTTACCATCTAAAGCAAACAGTTCTTTAAAGTGTACGATGTAATACTTACCTTGCTTGTGCAAGATATGGCATGATTGGTACAGGATTCTGTCTTTTTTGGAAGCTACACCGATGCGTGTAAGAGTTTCACGAACCTTCAAGAAATCATCTTTTTCACCTAATGTAACTTCAACTAAATCTATAATTGAAATCATTACTTGGTCACTCCGCCTTTTTCTGTAATTGTTCTTATTTCAGCGATTTGGTCATCATTTAGAATACGCAAAGCTTCTTTGGCCTTTTGACTATTATATCCAAAGTATTTTTTAACGGCTTCTATATCTTTGTCGGCCAATGTTTTCTGCCACGGTTGGAATTTCCGTTTCATTGACCTGATAGTATTTAGATAAAACAAATACTGCATATCTTTATCCAACGCTGGATTGATGTTCATCTCGTTGGCATATAGAACACAGTCTTGGTGAAATGACAAGGCTCGATTGACTACAAAAGGTACATAATCTTTATAATCATGTTCATCTTGGAATGGATTTTTCTTAGTTTGTAAGATTGAAGGTACAATCTCTTTGAATAAATCTGGCATTATTTGAACTCACAGTCCACCATAATTTCTGTGAGGCAAGCCACCATATTCAGTTCGTGGTCTGGAACAAATGCTGCTTGATATTGATATTTTGCCAAATGAAGTACCAATTGTGGCACAGAATTTGGTTTTAAAGATTCATAAAGACTTTCATATAACTTACGATAAATTTTAACAGGATCATTATCTAAATTATTTGTAACCCATTTACGAACAGAACCAAAATCTTTTTCTTTTAACGATGTAACCAACTCGCTAAGTTGTATATCAGCAACAGAGGAAAGAATACCAGTATCGATACTTCCAGAAACGGCATATCTTTGAAGTTCATTAAGAACCCTACGATTGTCCGGAAAATGTTTTGTAACGACTGCGGCGACAACAGATTTGTCATAAGGAACTTTTTCTTGTTCCAAAATCCATTCAACTCTTTTAAAGAATGCTGCAGCCATCTTTTGTTTAGAACCGTTGATTTTAAAATCGATAACAGAACAACGAGAGTGGATCGGATCGATAATACGATTTTTAAAATTACAGGTAAAGATAAACGAACAGTTGGAAGAATATTCTTCAATTGCACCTCGCAACGCTGGTTGAGTTGAATTAGGATTAAGATAGTCTGCCTCATCTATGATGATGACTTTGCGACCACCCATGAGAGAAACCGATGAAGCATAACTTTTGATTTTAGTACGAAGAACATCAATACCAGACTCATCAGAACCATTGATAACAATATAGTCGCAACCAATTTCTTCACAGAGGGCTTTTGCAATCGTAGTCTTGCCAACGCCGGCAGAACCCGATAATAGTAGGTTTGGTATTTCTTTTCGATTGACATACTCTTGAAAGGTGGATTTAATTGCATCTGGCAAGATACAGTCTTCCACCCGTTGTGGCCTATACTTCTCCACCCATAATAAATGCTCGCTCATTCAAAACTCCCATAATATAATTAAGATAAAACACAATTTACTACCATTCTATAATCTGAATTCTTTGGACAATTTCCTCCGTGAATTAGATTTGAATCAAATATAACTGCTCTGCCTTTCTTTGGTGTAACTCTCGAATGTTCTTTTATAAGACCAAGAGGTTCACCTAGAAAATACTTATCATAAAAGATTGTATCACCATCTGCATCATTTACATAGTACAATAATGTTTTTCTGCCAACACTATTATAAACACCATCAAGCAGACGCATACCATCAGTATGAGGTTGTTGTCTTGTTGGTCCTGCTTGTGGTAGTAAAAGATTGGCTTTGATTCTTTGTAGGAAAGTATCCGTCTCTCCCATTCTTTGTTGATACTCAGCAATTAGAGGTGCAATGTATTGAAAGAATTTACTTTCAATTTCACCATCACGAGCAAACATATGACGGAACTGAATATGCTCTTTGAATGGTTCATCAATATAATAATGTTCATCCAAAGGATATTCACTTACAGACCAAGGAAAGAAAGTCCAAGGAAACTCATGACTAGTTAATAATCTTACGATGGAATCTTGAAATTCCACCGGAAGAAAATCATCAATAACTAAAGGTTCCATTAGGCAGGTACTACTGTGCCTTTTTTCTCATTTGCGATCCAATACTGAATCTTATCTTTTGTATTGGTGAAATGGGTTAGACCTTTGAAGGAGATTACGGCAGAATAAGTGCCAGGAATCATTTTGAAATTGTCTGTGTTATAAACAATCTTATACTTCTTGCCATCGCCTGTGCCAATTTCAAGTGAATTGGTATGTGCAGCATCATTGTCTTGGTCAAAAGTAACGATTTGAATTTTATCGCCATCAGATTCAACGGCAATATTAGGAGACTTCAATACTGAACAAGTCTTTAGAATCCACTCGTAATCTTCTGCTGTCAATGTAAACTCAACATCCTTAGTAGGAAGATTTAAAGTTTTTTCTGGTGCAACAGTAATCATTGAATCGGCAGTTTTACGATACTTAATTTTCTGACGACCATTTTGAAAGTTGATATTCTTCTCATCAAATACCAATTCTGCTTTGTCTTTAAACAAAGAATGTACTGATAAGAATTCATTCAAATCTTCAACACAAAACTCATCATCAAAAGCATCTTTGATTTCTGCTTCAGCCATAACATTCTTAGAACCAGAAATGGTTTTTAGTGTATTGCCTTTTTTAAACTTTAAACCTTGATTGATTGTAGCAAAGTTTTTAAGTACTACGAGGGTTTCATTTGACAGCTTCATTTACTTCTCCATTATCTAAAAAATTAATTGTATCATGTTCGTACAAAAACATCAAGCAGCACAGCGCATGTGCCAAGTGATTCTTACCAGTTTCTTGGTCATTTTGTTCACCAGATTTCCAAGCCCACAGATGCCGTTGTGCAGCATCAAAATATCTACGCTTGGAATCTGGTACTTTTTTCCAATTATCCGGTTCATACTTCTCTGCACCAAAAGTTAAAATCTCTACTGTTGCTTTAAGTGCATTTGGTGGCACTAAACCATACTGCAATTTACCGCCATCAAATTTACGACCACCTGTGGTTGCAATCTGTGATGCCTTTACTTTATCAACAGAAGAATGTTCAAATTGATAATCTGCCGGACCATAAGATGTTTTTACTGAATTATCATGTAATCTTAATGTATAAGGTTCATTGGTGACAGTATTCTTTTCATAATCATATCTCCATGTAGTATTAGCCATTGTTTTAAAATTACTTTCTAAATGTTGTTTCATCCAATCTTCTGGCGGCTCATGCACAGTATTTTTACCATCAAGTGTTCTCATTACTTTTCCTTACGATATAAATCTCGAATTGTTTCAATACTAGAAACAGTATTTGCTGGAATTGCACGATAAGGAATCTTACGCAACAATTCTCTTAGTTTTTCAATGTTATACATTACATTTCTCCGACATAATTAGCAACAGCCGGCATATCTCCTTGGAAGTGATAAGTTCCAATATGAGATGTTCTCATCCATGGACAGAGATGGATTGTACCACCGATTTTACGCCACATCTGACAGAACATATAATCTTCTGATAAGTAACGGTCTGAACCTCCGCCTGTAATAGAATCTTTGGAATCAATTACAGTATCAAAGAAGGCATGAATGTAACGAGAACCATCAAAGTGTGCCTGACCAACGTGGTCTGGTTTGTATCGAATCATTGGATATGCTTCTTGCATTTTAGCAAATACTTCACGCTTAATCATCATGAAGCCAGTACCAATTTCTAATACTTCAAGTGGTTCAGACACAGTAAATTGTGCCGTACCTTTAACAGGATTGAAAACATAATCCCCTGTTACTTTTGCCAAAAGGTCAGCATCAATATCAGGATTCTTTTTGATTGCTGTCTTAACAGATTTCCACTTAATTGCTTTCTTAGGATAAGGACCGCCTGATACGTCTTTGTCCATAGCCAATAAAGCGATTACATCTTGTGGATTGAAATGAATATCAGAATCGATAAACAACATATGAGTGCAATCGGAACGATGGATAAATTCGTCAACAAGATAGTTTCTTGCTCGTGTAATTAGGGACTCATTGAATAAGAATGAGAATTTGATTTGTACGCCATACTGCATACACATACCTTGTAAATCAAGGCAGGCTTTCATATAGAGACCGTGATTTTGGCCGCCATACATTGGGGTTGCTACAAACAGACTCTTTGTTTGTAAATCTTCTTTTTTAATTGAAATTTCCATTTGTGCTCCGATAATTTAAAAAAGGGGGACCGAAGTCCCCCAACACACAGATTAAGCTAATGAATAACCAGCTTTGAGTGCAGCCTTAACTAAACCCTTAGTTGGCTTACCCATACGATAGAAAGCAACTTTCTTACCATCAACAGTTTTCTTGTTGGTGTAGATTACATGACCTTCTTGACGGAGTTCGTCAATGCGGGCGGTAACATTGGTAATGCCGAAACGGCGTTGTGCTTGTTTGACAGTAAAAGTGTTGTAACCAGAAGGTTGTTGTAAAGCGTTCAACATCTTTTCTTTAGCAGATAAATTGCTCATAGTAATACTCCATAGTAAAGTTAAAAAATCCTTGCGTGTTGCAAGTTCTCACATCATATCATTATGTATGTGTGTTTGTCAAGCATTTATCGACCAACTTGTGGTAAATATTTTGCTTTGGTTTCTTCCCATGATAGGTAAATCAAATCATCATAGAAAAGAGTTTCATATGAAACATTGCCTTTTTTCTGTAATTGCCGAATACGACCTTTGGCATACTTTGTTTTCCAAATGGTAGACAATGCTTCTTCACTGGTATCAAACGACTTTACCAAATCTTTATCTGTAATTTCTTTACGGAGAAATTCATTGGTATTATTATAAAGTGGACTAAAGTAAATACCACGTTGATGTTCGGTACGAATCAATTCTTTAGGAATGCCAAGTTTAGAATAGGCAAAATTTAATGAACGATTCTTGTGGTCACGCTTCAATGGTAGACCTTGTTGATTCTTTGCTTCCCACCACTCAAAATATTTACGAGTATGGTTCTCTTTAATCCAATCAAATACTAATCTCTTGGTCGCTCTCGATGGTTCGAAAGCCACAGAACCAGAAGAAAAACCCATAGGATTCCAATGTTCAAGGCCGTCATACTGAGAGAGTCCTCCAGCTTTTGTTTTTCCGTAGAGTGACGTTGTAGTAACGCCAACAAGAGTGTCTCCATATTGTCGTTTCCAATCTGCTTGAACTGTATCAGATAAACACATCAATGCCAATAACTTACCACCCATGTAATTATAACCTAGTGGTTGTAGCGGAACGATGGTGGATCCAATCGCAGTATGATTAATCATGTGTTGCTGTGTCTTAACATCTCTCGACCATCCGATTGCATTATCTCTCGGAGTCAAGTCCAGGAAGTCTGAGGAGATACAGATAACACCAAGATACTTACCTGTTACTTCATCAGTAAGAACATAGAATAAATTACGACCAATGTTAGAGTTATTCTTCATTGTAGAAGAAAAGGTACGAATGGCATTCCATCGCTCGGCATCAGGACCATTTGATAATACCATAACTGGTTTTAATTTTTCATAATCATCAGGTTCTTGTGGCATCCAAAAATTAGATTTGACTTTATCAACTAATTTCTTTTGTTCAGGATCCACCATCTGTAATTCTTCACCAAACAATGTAGAGATTTCTTCAACAGGATATCTTTCTTTTACTTCACACCACTTTTGGTATAAAGTATATTCACGGACATCCATTTGAGAAGCATATGTTAGGTCCTCGATGAGGGCTCGTTTCATCGCTTCTTCATCAATGTGTTCAAAGGTGGTGTTTGCTTCTGACCACTTTTTCCATTGTTCTTCTACATACTCAATAGGTGTTGCCATTATCTTAGTCTTAAACTTTTCATCAATTTACTGCGTTTCTTTTTACCTTGTTCCAATGCCAGAGGTTTAGCACGGCTAGTATACACGATACCATTCATATGGTCAAGCTCATGTAAGAAACAACGAGCAGATATGCCAGAATATGTTGCCGTTCTTTTTTCACCATTAAAGTCTTGGTATTCTACATCAACCATAGAAGGTCTGGTAATTCTTAATCCCATGAAAGGGAAAGAAAGGCAACCTTCTACCATATGTGCTTCGCCATACTCCTTAACAAGTTTAGGATTAAAGTGTGCCACATAACTATCACCTGAACCCATTACAAAAACACGATGTTTAAATCCACATTGATTGGCAGATAAACCATAACCTTTATGTAACTTACAGGTCTCAACCAAAGATGAGGCAAACTCATTTGGATTTACAGGTGGATTACCAAAATCAAATTCAGGCATAACTTCTTTAAGAATCGGATGTTCTTCTGATACCAATTTAAATGTTGGTACTGTTTGTGTAGCAACGCTAGGATTTCGTGCCAATTCTTCCGTGTTAAAACTAATTATTTCACTCATCTTCTTCTCCGTCCAAATCAAAAAATGTATTTAAATTTTGTCCTACCAAATAATTATTATTAATTTTTTGGTCGTTTTTACCAAAAACAATTAGTTTATCCATATCTTCACAAATATCCTCAATGTTAGAAGGAATACATCCAAATAAAATAACTTTTGAATTTTTAACTTGAGCACCATTATAATAAGTCTCACCTAATAATGCCATGTAGTAATACCAATCAGATTTAAATTTCAATACAGCATCTAAGTAACATTTTTTTAAATCATATCCTTTTAATTTACTTACAAATATTACAACACGAATTTCTTTACCTGGTTTTTCTTGAGCTAATTTAGCTGCAGCAAAAACTGCTTTCATGGGAGATGAAGCCGCATAAGGCAAATAAACAACGGTTGGGGTTTCAATATATTTGGTTCTTGTTAACCATGATTCCGCATCAGATCCGTTAGCCCAAACTCGGGGTAAAAGACTAGAACTAATAATTGCATTTTGTTGATGCCAAATTTGAAAAGCCAAGTCTGAACGCCGTTTGGATGAAAACTTACCTTTACCACAAACTTTGTCAATAACTTCTTTTATTTGGTCAACATCATTTTCAATGATTCCTTCTTTAATCTGGTATTCAATTAAAGAAATGATATCAACTTCTTTAATTAAACCAGCAGGAGAACTATCTTCTCCTGCATTTAAACGATTTCCATATTCACGTTCTTCTTTTTCATCAATGTTTACAATAACACAAATGCGATTTTTGAATTTTTTTTCTGCTAAAATTTTATCTTTAGTTACACCATCTAATAACTTAAATTTTCCGCCAATGGGCTCACGTTTAACAAATAATGGTTTTTCATATAATCTCCAACCATTTTCATTGATGTCGGCTTTAATATCTTCATATTTTGGATTTAAACCTTCATGCCTAACTAATTGTGAAGCTCCTTCGCCTTGTCGAATAATTAAATTTTCTTCAATTAAATGAACGCCATCATATTCTAATGATTTAAAAACATCGTTTGTATAGAATTGTGGAAAAGCTTCTCGTCTTAAAAACAATTCAACAGTTTGTTTATGTTCTTCGGTAAATTTACCGTGATTTTTGATTGCAACAATTGTTTCCATTTTAATACTCCTTTTTAAGGTTGGTTAGTGTTTTAAATTACCCATTCGTTTTACCGAATGTTTACTACCGGGGTTTTAATCCCTTATTTTGCAATCCTTGAAAAATTATTATGCTTTTCAAATTTAATAATCGACCTGAACTTGTCAAACAATTGGTCGCCTTTATGTGAGATAACAAATACATTAGTATCTGTTCCCATTTCGTGTATCAACTTCAAAAATTCTTCTGTACCAACACCATCTAAAGATGAATCAAATACTTCATCCAGAATCAACAAGTTGGTATTTGTTGAGTTCTTCAATTTAGCAATCTGTCGCCAAGTAAACAATAATGCCAAATCAATACGCATCTTCTCACCTTCAGAAAAGTTGGCATAAGAAAATTCATCACGATGTCTACTCTTAATGGTTTCTTCAAACTGTTCATTGATATTGAAGTTCACAAAGAAATCCATGGCAGTCAAATACTTGTTAATCAATTTATTCATGATAGGCAAGTATTGTTTGATAATCTTGGTTTTAATACCAGTATCTTTTAATAAAGAACCAGCAAATTCATAATACTGTTTTTGTTCGGCTAGTTCTTCCTGTTTTTTAACCAAAGCACCAAGTTCTGATTTAAGTTCTTTAAGTTTATCATTCTCACTTTCGATGCTCTCTCGAAGCGTAGATAAATCTTCAATTTCTTTTTGGAGTTTAGAAATGTAAGTGTTGATTGCTGATATGGTAGAATTGTGTTTGACAATTTCATTATTGTGTTCTTGAATATGCTTGACT